GAGACTACTAACTGGACATCAGATCATAAACTATCTGGTCTTGCTTATGTTGCTTTAAGGTTTAAATGGAATCAAGATGCTTTTAATGGATTGCCAGAAGTTAGAGTAACTGTAAGAGGTAAAAAGATTTATGACCCTAGATTAGATTCAACTAAAGGTGGTTCTGGTTCACATAGACAAGACACAGCTTCTACTTGGGCTTATTCTGCAAACTCATCATTAGTTCTTTTAGATTATTTAAGAAATAGCAGATATGGAAAAGGATTACCTAATGATGCCTTTGAAACTAATTATGATTCATTTAAGACTTCTGCTAATACTTGCGATACACAAGTTACTCCTTATTCAGGTGCTACAAGCGATATAAACTTATTTGAAACAAATGCAGTTATAGATAGTGAAAAGAAAGTATTAGAGAATGTAAGAGAACTCTTAGTACCTATGAGAGCAATCTTTAATTACACACAAGGTAAATACAAAATTATTATTGAAGGTTCAGGAAGTTCACAATTACTATTAACCAAAGACAATGTTGTAAGCGAAGTTAAATTACAGGGTGAAAGCAAATCAGAAAAGTATAACCGAGTTATAGGAACATTTACAAACCCAGAAAAAGATTATCAATCAGATACAGTTTCTTTTCCACCATTTGATGATTCGGCATTACCAGTAGAAGATCAACATGCAACAATGTTAAGTGATGATAACAATACTTTATTAGAAAGAAGTTTTGATATGTTGCAAGTAACTTCTCCATATCAAGCAGAAGAAATTTGCGAGAACATATTAAAGAGATCAAGAAACAATTTAAAAGCAGAAGTAACAGTAACTTCAGAAGCACTTAATTTATCTATTGGAGATATAGTTACGGCAACGTATGACACTGCTGGGTTCAGTGCCAAGCCATTTAGAGTAATGTCTTTAGCTATTAATTCAGATTCAACAGTAACTCTTGGCTTAGAAGAACATCAAGATAATTTTTACACTTGGGAAGAAAAAGGCGAAGCACCTACAATAGCTGATACAATACTTCCTAATCCATTTTCTGTTACAGCACCAGTATCAGTTACTTTAGATGACCAATTAATAGAATACTCAGACGGAGTTGTTATTACTGCTTTAGATGTAACGATTGGTGCATCACTAGATAACTTCGTTGATTACTACCAAGTAGAATACAAACTAAGTACAGATACAGATTATCTTATTGCTGGTCAAGTTACAGGATTGTTTCATAGAATATTAAACGTAGTAGATGGATTAATTTATAATGTAAGAGTAAAAGCATTTAACACATTAGGAGTATCTTCTACATATACTTCTGCAACAAGAACTATCATTGGTGGAATAGCACCACCTTCTGATGTAACAGATTTTTCTTGTAACATTATTGGTGGAGATGCACATTTATCTTGGCAACAAATTACAGACTTAGATTTAGCTTATTATCAAATAAGATATTCAACACAAACAAGTGGTGCTTCTTGGGCTAACTCAGTTTCTTTAGTTGAAAAAGTTGCAAGACCAGCTACTTCAGTTACAGTTCCAGCAAGAGTAGGTTCATATCTTATAAAAGCAGTAGATAAAAATGGTAACTTTTCTTCTAATGAAACAGTTATTGAAACAAACGTATTAGCAATAGGAAACTACAATGCTGTTGCAAGTCAAACTGAATCACCTACATTTGCAGGAACTAAAACTAATGTAATAGTTTCTGATGGAACATTAAGATTAGACTCATCAGAATTATTTGATTCTGCAATAGGCGACTTTGATGATGCAACATCATTCTTTGATTCTGGTGTAACTGCTTATGACTTATATTCTGAAGGAACTTATTTATTTTCAACTCCAATAGACATAGGTGCAGTTTATACTTCAAGAGTAACTGCTTCTATTACACAAACATCAGATAACTTAGATGATTTATTTGATGCAAGAACTGGAGATTTTGATGATGCACAATCTAACTTTGACGGAGATACTCCTGCTAATTCTAATGCTCATATTGAGATTGCTTTATCTAATGACAATATAACTTATACTTCATTTAGAAACTTTGTTGTTGGCGATTACACAGCTAGATATTATAAATTTAGAGTAACATTAAGATCATTTGATTTATCATCAACTCCAGTTATTAGTGCTTTGTCAGTAAGTATAGATATGCCAGATAGAATATTTAGTGGTAATGATATTGTTTCAGGAACAGGAACTTATAATGTTGTATTTACTTTACCTTTTTATTCAAATTCTTATGCAGTTGGAATAACAGCACAAGGATTAAACACAGGAGATTTCTTTACAATTTCAAATAAAACTGTTAATGGTTTTGATGTAGCATTTAAAAATAGTGCTAGTACAGGAGTTACTAAAACTTTTGACTACTTAGCTAAAGGATATTAGATAGAACATGGCACAACATAGTGATTATAATATAGCGAATCAAGGTTTTCCTTCATTCAGAACAGATTTAAACAACGTATTATCTGCAATCAATACATTAAACTCAGGTTCATCAAGACCAGCTTCTGCTGTTGCAGGTTCTTTATGGTTAGATACGACTTCTGCTACTGCACCTATTTTAAAACTTTATGATGGTGCTGATGATATTTCTATTGCAACATTTAATTACACAAACAACACAGTAGATATTTTAGATTCAACATTAAGCACTCCACTAGCTGTAACTGGTAATTCAACTGCTGGTGCTGAATTAAGACTTCCTGAAGATACTGATAACGGAAGTAATTATATAGCATTAAAAGCACCTGACACTATTGCATCAAATCTCACTTTAACTTTACCTTCTGTTGACGGAACTAATGGACAAGCCATTCTTACAAATGGTTCAGGAACTTTAACTTTTGGTAGTGCAGGAATTTCAACAGGAAAAGCTATTGCTATGTCAATAGTTTTCGGATAATAATAACTAACGGAGATAAATTATGGCAGCACCCAATATAGTAAATGTATCAACAATAACAGGTAAGACAACCTACGCAGCACTTACAACAACTCTTACAACTGTATTATTAGCAAATTCTGCTTCTTCAGGAAAAGTTTTTAAAATAAATTCAATTATGATTTCAAACGTAGATGGATCATCTGCTGCTGATGTAACAATAGATATTAATACTGCGGCGGCAGGAAGTGGAACATCTTATGCTTTAGCAAATACAATTTCAGTTCCAGCAGATGCAACTCTATCTCTTATAGATAAAACAAATTCATTTTATTTAGAAGAAGATAAATCAATCTTAGGTGGAGCGAGTGCTAACTCAGATTTAGAAATCGTTATTAGTTACGAAGAAATAAGTTAACCGAAAGATTTTTGCTATGGCAAAAGATAACGGTGGAATAATCGGAGTAGTCAACACACCCACAACATCAGTAGCATCAGGAGTATGGGCTATTGAAGATCAATTTAATGCACGAGTTTCAAACATCTGGCCAATTACTCCTTATTCAGTAGATTTTTTAGTAGTAGCTGGAGGTGGTGCTGGTGGAACAGGCGGTGGTGGTGCTGGTGGATTTAGAACTGGAACAGAATCACTTAGCGTAGGAACAAGCTACACAATTACAATCGGTGCTGGCGGAACTGTTAATTCTAGTGGTGGAAGTACTGGTAATAGTGGTTCTAATTCAGTATTTTCATCATATACGGCTGCTGGTGGTGGCGGTGGTGGAGGAAACTCAACTGGAGGAAGTAACGGAGGTTCTGGTGGAGGTGGTGGATACACTACTGGAGCTGGCAATGGAAACACACCATCAACTGCTCCATCTCAAGGTAACAATGGTGGAGCTTCACAAACCACAGATGGCAATAATTTTTCAGGCGGTGGCGGTGGCGGTGCTAGTGCAGTTGGCGGTGCTGCGTCTAGTACTGTTGGAGGAGTAGGAGGAAACGGAACTGCATCTTCTATTACTGGCTCTTCTGTTACTTATGCTGGAGGTGGTGGTGGTGGAGTTTATGGAAGTGGAAGAACTGGAGGTGCTGGTGGAACAGGCGGTGGCGGTAATGGTGGTGGTAGTAATGGAGGTTCTGGTGCAGCAACTGCTGGAACAGTTAATACAGGTGGCGGTGGAGGTGGCTTATACACAACTGCTGGTGCTGGTGGCTCTGGTGTTGTTATCCTATCTATACCAACATCAAGATACTCAGGCACAACCACAGGCAGCCCAACAGTAACCACATCTGGTAGCAATACCATTCTTAAATACACATCATCTGGAACTTATACAGCTTAAAAGGAGAAATCATGTCGCATTTTGCAAAAGTAGAAAACGGAATAGTAGTCCAAGTCATCGTAGCGGAACAAGATGTCATTGATAGTGGCATTTTTGGTCATGCATGGGTACAGACTTCTTACAATACTCATGGTGGACAACACCCAGAAGGCAGACCATTGCGTAAAAATTACGCAGGTATTGGCTACACTTATGATGAACAAAGAGATGCCTTTATTCCTCCACAACCATTTCCATCTTGGACTTTAAATGAAGAAACTTGTTTATGGAGTTCTCCTATTGACAAACCTAATGATGGTAATATGTATAAATGGAACGAAGAAATTTTAAATTGGGAATTAATTAATGGCTAAACGTAATGGTGGTATAATTGGTAAAGTAAATACTCCAACAACTTCTGTAGCAACAGGAGTGTGGAGATTACAAGATCAATTTAATGCTAAAAAAAATAGTATTTGGCCAAGTGTAGTTGTTTCAGTAGATTTTTTAGTAGTAGCTGGTGGTGGAGGGGGTAGTTATAATTCAGGTGGTGGAGGAGGTGCTGGTGGATATAGAACTGGTACAGAATCAGCAATTATACCTGGCACAAACTATACAGTAACAGTCGGTGGAGGAGGTGCTGGTGGTATTTATTCTCCTGCAACAATTGCTGTTGCTGGTAGCAATTCAGTTTTTAGTACAATAACATCTAATGGTGGTGGATTAGGTGGTAGAGATGGTGGTGCAGGTGGTAATGGAGGTTCAGGAGGTGGAGGAGCAGGAAATCCAGCTTCAGGAGCAGGTGGCACTGGTAACACACCTAATACATCACCAAGTCAAGGAAATAATGGTGGCACAGGAACTACTGCTGGTCCAGGTTATGGTGCTGGTGGTGGTGGTGGAGCAAGTGCTGTTGGAGCAAATGCAACAGGTTCTGCTGGTGGTGCAGGTGGAGCAGGTACAGCTTCTTCAATAACTGGTCCTTCAGTAACTTATGCAGGTGGTGGAGGAGGAGGTTCTTATGCTGGTACAACTGCTGGTTCTGGGGGAGCTGGAGGTGGAGGTGCTGGTGGTGTTCATGGAGCAAATGGAACAGCGGGAACAACAAACACAGGTGGTGGTGGTGGAGGTTCTGTTTTTAGTAGTGGAGGTGCTGGTGGTTCAGGAATAGTAATTCTTAAATATCCAGATTCATTTACAATTTCAAATCCAGGTGGAGGTTTAACTATTTCAACTCCAGGAGCATCTGGTGGATTTAAAGTTTCATCAATTACTGCTGGAACAGGAAACATACAACTTAATTAATATTATGGCACATTACGCATTTATAGATCAAAACAATATAGTCACTGAAGTTATCGTTGGTAAAAACGAAGGTGAAGAAGGTATTAATTGGGAACAACACTATGGTAATTTTCGTGGACAAACTTGCAAACGTACATCTTATAATACAAAAGGAGGAGTTCATTTATTAGGAGAAACACCTTTTAGAAAAAATTACGCAGGAATAGGTTATTCTTATGATGAAACAAGAGATGCTTTTATACCACCTAAACCTTTTAACTCTTGGATATTAAACGAAAATACTTGTCTATGGGATTCTCCAGTTGCTATGCCAATAGAAGAATTAGAAGAAAATGAGTATTATTCTTGGAATGAATCAATTATAAATTGGGATATTAAAACAAGAGAATAAACAAAAAGGAAGGAACAATGGAAGCAACAATTAATGGGATATTCCCAACACCAATATACACTTCAAAATTAGATAGAAAATTAACTCCATTAGAATTAAAGTTTGTAGATAAATCTAAAAAAGATTTTTTTAAAAACGAAGGCAATATAACAACAAACAATAATTATATTCTTAATGAAAAACCTTTTGCTAATATTAAAAAAGAATTAGATTTAAGAGTACAAGATTATTTTGAAAAGATTATATCTCCAACAGATGCAATCACACCTTACATTACACAGTCTTGGTTAAACTATACTCAAAAAAATCAATACCATCATAAACACGCACACCCTAATTCATTAGTATCAGGAGTGTTCTATATTAACTGCCATAAAGAACTTGATAAGATTAAATTTTTTAATGACACATACAAAACTATTAAACCAGAAATAAAAGATTGGAATATTTGGAATTCAGAATCTTGGTGGTTTTCTGTAAAGACTGGAGATATAATACTGTTCCCTTCTTCATTAATTCACATGGTGGAAAGTAAACAAGGAGATAACACTAGAATTAGTTTAGCTTTTAATGTATTTATTAAAGGAAAAATTGGTATTAACAAAGAACTAACAGAATTAATATTATGATTACATTTATACTTGGAACTATCTTAGGAGTTTATCTTGGTTGGAAGTTTGAACTAGCTATAAACGATTTCATACAATCAATTAAAATACATCTTAATATCAAGTAGTCTTGATTTTTGTGCGTTGCACCATTATATTACTCAAAACTAACGGAGAATAAAATGTTCACATTTAAACTACCGACATACGAAGAATTAAAACAAAACTACGAAACATACTTAAAAGATGTTCAGAAGTTTTATAAAGACTGGTATTCGGATATACAAAAGACTTTTAACAAATAACTTTATTAAAACACAATAGTTTGATAAACACACTGCATAATATTAATTGCATTTACAAACTTTGGATTGGTGGGTG